TCGATGTTACGGAAATTACTCTTTTTGCAGACCCCCCACTACCTGAGAAAACAGCCTCACGTGTGGGGCGCGTGCGCATGTACGCGACGGTTCTGCTTGTTACGTGGCTTGTTACGCTAGCCTGCGTCGGCATCAGCCTTTATAGGGCTGGAAGCCTTGGTATTCGTGGTGCCGGCACCAGGAGTCGAACCCGGGACCTACTGATTACAAGAAAACCCTTTTCGGGTTGCTGGTCAGGCACTTAGGTGCGGGCTTGTTACGTAAGCGCAGCGCTAGCGGCCGGATTCCTTGCGGAGCCCGGCGCGCTTGTTACGCAGGTTTCGGTGGGATCAGAGAGCGGAGGGGGCGACCTTCGGGACGCTCAGGTCGTAGATGTCGAGCATGGACTCGTCGCGGTGGCCGCTGGCTTCCTGCTTGTCGGCCCGGGTACCAGGGGTGTCGGTGATGCCGCGGCGTTTGAGGTCGTGCAGGCCGAAGCGCTGCTCCGCCGTGATGACGCCGGCCGCGATCGCGTTACGCATGAAGCGGTTCCAGGCGGTGTCCAGGCCGGACTTGCCCAGCGGCCCGCCGTGGTCGGCGGTTATGATGAAGCGCTTCTCCGGGAGGACTGGCACCGCTGTGCCCCGGGCTTTCCACACCTGGGCGCGTCGCGCCTTCGCGGCATCCCAGGCGGCGCGCAGCCGCGGCGTCCAGGTGACCACGTTGTCGCGGCTGCCCTTGCGCCGGTTGGTGAGGATGCCCTCGGGCAGCTCGTTGGCGTCGGTGAGGGTGACGACCTCGATGCCGCGCAGCCGGCAGAGGTAGGCCAGCTCCATGACGTAGCTCAGGTGCGGCGGTACCGCATCCTTCTGCCCGCGTTTCAGCTGGCCCAGCTCGCGGGCACGGTCGATCAGGCGTTGCATCACGTCGAGCGACGGCAGGCGGCGCTGCTTGCGCTCAACCGGCGCCTCGATGCCCATCGCCGGGTTGCTGTCCAGATAGCCGCGGTTGCGGCCCCACTGCATCACCAGCCGCAGGTACCGCAGCGCGTGGGCAGCCTTGGACGGCGTACCCTCGTCGGCGATCCGATCGATGAGCCGCTGAATCAGTGCAGGGGTGAACTTGCGCACGGCCAGCTCGCCGAGGGGCTTGCCGAGCTTGGTGGGAATGTTGACCAGGACGTCGCGCGACCAGCTGTAGCTCTCCTGGGTCTTCGGAGCCAGCCGCTTGAACTTGGCGCTGTCGTGGTACTCGCGGCACAGGAAGTTGAGGCTCTCCCGGTCCACGCCGTTGCGCACCTCCATGATTCGGTGCAGCTCGCCAAGCGTGGCTGAGCTGTTGGCGATGTTCTGCCGGCGCTGCCGGCCGGCTTCGTCACGGTGCAGGGTGTACCAGCTGCCTTTGCCGCGATGATCAAAGAAAACGGCCGCTGGGATAGCGGCCTGGTCAATGTGCGGTGGGATGTGGGGGTTGTGCTTCCTTGCTCGCCTCATAGGATATCGACGCCGTACTGCTCCTGGTTCCTGGCTTTCAGCCCGCCGGCCTGGTTGATCAGATCCACCGTGGTCCACGGTCCGGTGCGGCCTCGGAACAGACGGATGCCCTGCTCGTGCAGGGCCCGCTCCACGTCGGCCCGGCGGGCGTAGCCGGTGATGCGCTTGAGGTCGTCGAAGGTCAACACACTGGAGGCTTCGCTCATGGGCGGGCCTCCAGTTTACTGCTGCTGGCCGGTGGCCATCGCCGAGAATTGCGACTCCGGCCTTCTCGCCTCGGTCCGTTAGCCATGTTGCCCTCCCAGCCACTCGCTACGGCAAGCCCACTGCCGGCGCATCTCCTCGATCAGCTTTGCTGCGCCGGCGGTGCCTCGATGTTTGGCGATCAGCGCGGTGAGGTCGCTGATGCGCTCTGTCGTGGTGTAGCCCTTGCGAAGCCAGGTTCTGGCCTCGCATTCGAGTAGCTGCCGTGAATCGGTACCGGCCCTCACGGCTGCTGCTCTAGCAACTTTCTGGCGGCGTCGACCATGCGTTGCCCGCTCGGCAGCAACATGTGCGGCATGAATACCTCTTCGAACGACATCAGCTGGCACTCCACAGCGGTGACCTGGGCCTTCACCCAGTCACGCAACATGCTGCATACAGCGATCTGAGCCACGTCCATCGCCCGCTGGCGGTACTCCGCCTCGGTGCATCGCATGCGGCTGCTATACGGATGCTCCCGAAGCCAGGCAGTCGCATATCCCCCCCAGTGGCCCGGTAGCGAAACCGTCCGACCGTTCCAGTCGAACTGAACCAGCGTCACCTGGTCCTTCGCCTTCTGCATGATTCCGTAGTTGTCGCAGCCAAAGCGGCTCAGAATTTTCTGAATCTCGGCGAAGGCCTTGTCTCCGGAGGTGGAGTTCTCATACGGCAGGGACATTGCTTTCCTCCTTCTTTACCGGGTTTCCGGGATGAACAAACAGCTCCACCCCGTTGCGCAGCAGATCGCGCTGGGTCTCGCGGAGCTTGGTTGGATCGAGGCCCAACTTGCGAGCGAGAGCCTCAGCAGCCCAGCGGGCGCCCATGGTGTTGCTGGCGGTGCGCTTGTCGCCGCGCACGGTGGCCACGTAGGTGCCGGTGGTGAAACGGGTGCGGATTTCAACGGGCATAACGGCGGCCTCCCTGGGCTTTCTTGGCGGTGAGGTTCCCCATGTAGCTGGCCCACTCTTCCTGCTTGAGTTGCTGGCGGGTGCGGCTGCAGGCGGCGTGCTTGCGGGTGGAGCGGGCCTTGCCGCAGATATCGCAGATGCTGGGCAGGTCGAGGCGATGGCTGGCCATGGTCGGGCGGATGCGATTGTTCATTGGGCACCTCCGGCGAACATCTCGCGCTGAGTTGGCGGCAGTGCTGCCGAGCGGAACTCGGCGTGCCACAGCTCTGGGCCGTCCAGAGTCACCGGGACATAAAGGCGGAAGTCGTGGCGCCCATGGCGCAGCTGGAGCACGACGCCGGTTTCGGTGCGCTGCTGCTTCATGACCAGCCACACGCGGCCCTTCCGCTCTAGCTGAGCGCCGATGGCGACCCGCTGCATGCGCTCCTGGTACCGCTGCCGCAACTTGGCTCCTGCGCAGGTCATTGGGCACCGCCTTCGGCTTGGGAAGCCCGGTCCAAACGCTCTATCTCGGCAAGGATCAGTGCGCCGGCACGGACGTAGTTCGCCCTGCAGTCGCGTGGCTTCCACCACGACCTCGCCCAGGGCCAGATGGCGGGTGCTTCGTCGTTGGCACCGCTCAGGACGTAGGAAGCAGCCGCTCGCGGCAGTTCAGCAGCGCGGTAGTTGTCGTCTCCAGCTGTGCTCATGCCTTCTACTTCGAGCTGGCGGCGGCGTTCGGCCAGCACGTCGGCTGCGGCCATGGTCAGGCCGTGATGGCCTGCACCCAATTGGCTGAACACGTCAGCAGCGATTAGCTCTGCGCTCATGTCGTGTAGGCCTCTCACGTTCTCCAGCAACTGGGCCAGCTGCACGGCGCTAGTAATCACCGGTGTGTTAGCCTGCTCGGCGCTGACTTCGGGGGTTTGTGCTTGCATGGTGCTTCTCCTTGGGTTGGTCTGGCCCTGGTGAGTTGCCGCTCACCGGGGCCTTCTTGTTTCTGGGGGGGTGGGTTACCGAACGCGGATCTTCTTGCCGTCCTGGAGGACGTACAGATTCACGTCCTCCAGGCGGTACTGCCCGCCGACGCCTCCTTTCACCGAGTAGCCGTCCGTGTCGAACACGATGCGCACCTTGAACGGGTAGCCGTAGCCCTGGGTGCGGCACCACTCGGCCTGGTGGGCGTACTTGCTGGACTTCTTGATCTCGGCGTAGAGCTGCTGGCCTTCCTTGCGGCCGTGCGGGCCATGCGCGGCCTCGAATGCCTCCCATGCGCGCTCGGTCAGGGCATCAGCAAATGCGTTGTCCTGGTCGTTGCGCTCGACCGGCCAGCCCTTCTCCTTGGCCAGATCCTCGAAGGTGAACAGCAGGTCGAGGTCTCGAAGCTTTTCGCTCGTTTTCATGGTGCTGCTCCTCAGTTCGCCACAACGGCGTGGATGGTCAGTTCGGACGGCAGCCGCCGCTGCAGGGCTGTCAGGCGATCGATCTGCTCCTCGCTGCACTCGTCGATGCAGATGACCCTGGCGCCGCGGCCGATGCGGTGGCGCACGAGCAGCTCCAGGTCGGCAAGGTCGTAGGCGTTGCCGTGGATGATCTGGTGCTCGCCCTGCCCGGCCTCGCGGGCTTTCTGCCGCAGGCGGATGGTCTTGCCGGTCATCGGGGCTCCGCGTTCTACGTTCAGTTGCATGGTGCTTCTCCTTGGTAAGGCCCAGGCGTTGCCGCGCCTGGGCGTTGGGGTTAGCGGGCCGCCAGGGCCAGCAGGTTGGGGGCGAGGTAGCCGGCCGCGAGCAGTACCGCCAGGGTCACGCCGCTGCCCAGCAGGGTGAGCAGGGTTTCGCGCCGGCTGGGGCTATAGAGGTCGTCGTTGTCGTTCATTGGCATGGTGCTTCTCCTTGGGTTGGTACCGGCGTTGCCGCGCCGGCGGGTCAAACGAGCTGGAACACCCAGCAGCGGACGGTCTTGGCGTTGTTCAGCCCGTCGGTGGCGATGTTCGAGTTGATGGGCTTGTTGGTCTCGATGAACTTCGGCGACTTGCTGGTCTTGAGCAGGCGCTTGAGCTCGCTGAGGTTCGGGAGCTGCTGCCGCTTGTTGGCCGCCATCTCGACGAACTCGTTGAGGTTGATGGCGAAGAAGGCCGACTTGCGGGAGTGGTTCAGCCGGCCGCCGGGTTCGTTTAGGGGGCCATTGAGGAACTCGACCATGTCCCAGAATTCGCGCACGAGCGGGTGGTCGGCGTTGATCGCCTGCTGCCGCTCCTGCGCCATGCGCTCCACCTCGGCGTGCACCTGGGCCGCGCGCTCATCGCTGAGCGGCACGACCAGCTGTAGGGCGTCGACCAGGCTGCGCAGCTGGGCGTGGTTCTTGGCGATCCGCACGGTGCGGATGCCCGGCAGGGCCAGCAGCTGCTGCTCGTAGCCGGAGGTGCGCTCGTCCAGGAGCTTGATGACCTGCGCCTCGGGCTTGAGCGCCTTGACCATGAAGCCGCTGAGCTGCTCGACCGGCATGCGCTCCAGGCGCTCGGCGTGGAGCTTGGTTTCCGGGGTCTGGTGCTCGCGGGTCAGGTGCACATGGCCAAGGCGCTGGAGGATCGGCTCGGAGGCGTTGACGGCGTTGTTCTGTGCGATCAGCAGGGCGCCACGGAACGGCGGTTCGCGGGTGTCGTTGCCGTTGTTCTTCACACCGGTGGAGCGGACGCTGCGGCCGTTGTAGGCGGTCTTGAGTTCGTCCCAGTCGAAGTGCTTAACCGGCGCGCCTTCCTTCTGCTCGCGCTCGGACTCGATCAGCACCACCGGCAGGTTGCCCACCTGGGCGAAGTTGCGCGCCCGGCTGGCCGGGGTCGCCTTGGACGGGTCGAAGCCTTCGTATTCGGTACGGCCGCTCAGTTTCCAGAGCAGCTCCACCAGCGTGGTCTTGCCCGCGCCGGCCTCACCGATCAGCTCCAGGAACAGGTAGGACTTGTGCAGCTGGCGGATCTGCTCGGCGTACAGCGCGCCCAGCCACCAGGCCAGCACCACCGCGCCGCGCACGCCAAAGCAGCGCCAGAACAGGTCGAACCACTCTTCGTCGTAGTCGGCCAGGTTGGCGTTGATGTGCAGCACCGGTGACAGGCTCTGCGACTTGATGCTCAGGGAGCCGACGTCGAAGAAGTCCTCCTCGTTGAGCTTGTGCACCTTGCCGCCGGCGATCGCCAGATCGTTGAACACGTAGACGCCGTGCTCGCGGGTGTAGCCGATCCAGTCGATGGTGTTGACGGTCTTGAGGCTGTCGAGCTGGTAGCCAAGCATGCGCTCCAGCTGCTGCGGCGTGCCGGTGAACATGGCCCCGTTGCAGACGTTGAGCAGGCGCTTCTTGAACTCCGGCGCCGAAGCGATCTGCGCCGCGGTAAAGGTGCTCTTGATGGTCGGCGCTTCGGGCCGCTCGACGCGGAAGTAGTACCAGGCCTCGTCGGTGACCTCGTTGCGCATGTAGTACAGCGCGTCGAAGTAGCAGTTGGCGATGCGCACCACGGCGGCGCTCTGGCGCAGGGCCTTGTCCCGGCGCTGCTTGTCGTTGAGCAGCTGGTCGTCGTGGTGCTCGGAGCCGTCAAGCTCGCGGGCGGTGCGCTCGTACTTCTCCATGTCCAGGTTGAACCAGTACAGGCGCGAGCGGTACGTGAAGTGGAATTCCTTGCGCTCGTCCCACTCGTACATCAGCAGGCCCTTTTCCTCGGCCGACTCGGCCAGCAGCAGGGCGCCCTGGTGACGGGCCTCGGCCATGTCCAGCTCGATGCGCTTGGCGCGCTCTTCGTCGCCGTCGATGAAGGCCCAGCGCTGGTGCAGGTCGTTCCAGTCGACCTTCTTGGCGCCGCGCTGCGGGATGACAGCCGCCTCGCACTTGAAGCCCAGGGCGCGCGCTTCCTTCGCCCAGCGGCGCATGTTGGCCTTGGCGACCGGCTCGTTATCCAGCGCCCAAACCAGCCGCGGCAGGCGCTTGTCCGCCTCATGGCAGGCATTCTTGAGCGCCTTGAGCGATTGCTCGGGCAGCGGCGCGCTGCTCATCATCGAGACGGCAGGGACGTCGTGGTGCAGCAGCGCGATCGCGTCGAAGATGCCCTCGACGATGTACAGCTCCTCGACCTCGACCAGGTTGAGCGACGGCGGGCACCACCAGACGCCCTTGTAGCTTTCGCCCGGCTTGAAGCGGGCCTTCTGCTTGCCGAAGCGCTCCGGCCGGTCGATCAGCCGTTCCCAGTAGCCGCCCTTTTCCAGCGGGAAGCGCACCGTCGCGCTGCCGGCGTTGATGTCGCGGCTCCAGTAGTTCTCCTGGCTGTACCAGCCGGCGATCAGCTCCAGGCGAAAGCCGCGGGCGAACTGCAGGTAGGCGCTGGCCGTGGCCATGGGGTCCTGGGCGGTGGCCGGGGCGGTCTTGCTCCAGTCGTTGAACAGGTCGTCATACAGCTCTTTGACGTGGACGCGGTGGCCACACTTCTCCGGACGGCCGCAGATCAGCATCCAGGGCGAGTCGTGGAAGGTGTAGAGGGTCTTCTTGCCGCAGTTGTGCGCCGGGCATTTACCCTTGCGCATGTAGTTGGTGCCGGCCATGTGCTGGAGGCCGAAGTCGCGCTCGATGCGGCGCAGCACCTCGGCCCGTAGGGTTTCTTTCATCTGCATGGTGTGGCTGGCCTTACTGGTTGGCGCCGAGGGCGGCTTTCAGCGCCCCGATGGTGCGTTTGTGGCCGGCGAGGGCCGGGTAGTCATCGAGGATGCGGCGGCTGCGCAGGAACTCCGGCACGGTGCGGTAGCGATCGTCGTACCAGTGCTCGGTCAGGCCACGGCGCAGCTCGCAGCGCAGGCTGCTGAGCAGGGCCTCGGCTACGGGCTTGGGCATGTCCAGCTGGATGGCAATGGCTTGTTGCATGGCGGCAACCTCGAATTTCGGGTGCAACTTCCCCAAACCCGCGCTCAAGCGGGTCTGGGTACGGTGATTCAGGGGGTGGTGGTCAGTGTGCGGCTGCTCCAGCCGGCAGTGCCGCGGGTGGCTGCAGGCGCAGCGGCAGATAGCGGGTGGGGATGAAGGCCCGTTCCCCGGTGCGTACCAGCACCAGGCACAGCCGGGTCCCATCACCGAGGCCGCGATCGATACCCACGCGGGAGGAGAGTTCGGTCATCGCCAGATGTACCAGCCGCGGTGCCATGAACGCAGGAACGTCCAGGCCTTGAACCAAATAACGGCACGCGCGGTCATACAGCCGCTCATCGTCGGCAAGGTGTTCATCCTGATGGCGCAGGAGGTAGGCCTTGGCGGCGGCCTGCATGCTGCTGCGGTAATCCTTGGCAGAGGTGTCGTGGCTCATGCGTGTGCTTCCTTGAGTGGCTGATCGAACAGATCGGGTTGATCGGATGCAGGCCGGCTGTCACGCAACGCCTGCATTTTCGCCACGGATGGCGCAATCGGCAGCACCACCCTCGGCTTGTCCATGCCCGAGGTATTGATCTGGTAGTCCCAGCTCATCGAGCCCGTGAGCACCAAGCCGCAGGCCAGATTCATGCACTGGCCGTAGATGGTGCGGAATGTCGGTGTTTGCCCCTCGGAGTTGCGAATGCGCATCCGCTCTCCGCATGCCGGGCATACCAGCTTGTAAACGCTCAAATCCCTTCCCCCTCGGCCGTGGCAGCGGCCGTACAGCACTTATTTTTTGTCGTTGCAGGTATGCAGAACGATGACTGCCGCTATCTCCGCGTGGCGGGCAGAGACGTAGCGGCGGTGGGCATCGAGGATGGCGTTGGCTTCGCCTTCGTCGATCGCTCCGTCCTCCAGGGCCTTGGCGATGATTAGGTCAACCCGGCCGCGGCGCTTCGCGGTATCCACGGCGCGGTGGTAGAGCTCCATGTTGTCCAGCTCTTCGGCGGCTGGCAGCGGGACGAACACACCGCCGTACTGGGCGGCGATGTACTCGGGCAGGTAGGCCGTGCCGATCTGTTGTTCGAGCAGCAGGATCTGCTCGTCGGTCAGCGGGCGGTGGCCGGCGCTTTCGTAGGCGTGGTTGTCGAACTTCTTGATTTCCAGGCCCAGGCGGGCCGCGGCGCAGTCACGGCCGCCGGGGTATGCGGCGATGATGGCGCTGACCACCTTGCGCCGGCTGTCGAGGATCGGGTGCTTCATCTTCTCGTTTCTCGCCTTGGGGTTTGCCATTACTTTGGAATCACTGCGAAGTCAGTCTTGCGGCGCCCATAACGCGGCGCTTCGCCGGCTACTACGCCTTCCTTGATGCCGAGCAGTACGGCGGCGCGGTGGGCTTCACCGCGCAGGCACTTCTTCTGCCCGTTGAGCACGGCGTAAACCGTGGACGGGCTGATGTCGTTCTGTTCGGCCCATTCCTTGGCGGTCAGGCCGAGCTTGCTGAGGCGTTCACGCGCAGCGTTGCGCGCTTGCTCGCTGGGGTATCCGTTCGGCATAGTTCAAATTCGTGCGATTTCGTGTGATGTAAAGCGGATATTGGTTCAGTTATTTGAACCTGTCAATGCTTGAGGTTCAAAAATATGACCATTGGCGAGCGGCTGAAGGAAGAACGGTCGCGCCTGAAACTCAGCCAAACCGATCTCGGTGCGATCGGCGGCGTGGGCAAAACGACGCAGATCAACTACGAAAAAGGTGCGGGGAGCCCTGATGGCAGGTACCTAGCTGCTGTGGCTCAGACGGGCGTCGATGTGCTTTATGTGGTTACTGGCGTGCGTGTTGAACAGGCCGCGGCCGGCCTCGACAACCATGAAGCCCAGCTGCTTGAAGCCTTCCGGAACATGCCCAAGCAACAGCAGGATGCCTTTCTGTTGCTCTCGTCCTCTATCGCCAGCGCCAGCGGCAAGTCACCGCTGGCGGACAAGCCCTAGCCCACCAACCACTCTCAATGGAACTGCAGACCCCGCCTGGTCTGAAAGGAGCTCTGAATGGTCGACCTGCATCTGGAATTCACCTCCAGCCGTTTCTTCAACGAAGCCCGCATTGATCGGCGCAGCGCCGATGCTCTGGTGGGCCTCGCCGCCGGCGTGGTTGCGGATGGCGTGGTGAACATCGACGAGGCGCGCTTCCTCAAGGGCTGGATCGAAAGCAACCTGGCCCACCTTGAGGATCCCGTAGTCAACCTGCTCTACCGGCGCATCAGCGCCATGCTGCAGGACGGCGTGCTAGATGCCGACGAATCGGCCGATCTGATGCATCTACTGCACAGCTTCGCCGGGCTTGATGTCAGCAAGCCGGAGCAAACCGCCCAGGCCTTCACCGCGCCGACGGACTTGCCGTTCAATCTTCCCGCCCCTGAGCTGGTGTTCCAGGACAAGGCTTTCGTATTCACCGGCACCATGGCCTATGGCCCGCGCAAGGCGTGTGAGGAGCTGATCCTCGAGCGCGGCGGTGTGATAGGCGGTGGCGTCAGCAAAAAAATCCATTACCTGGTCGTTGGCAGTGTTGGCAACGACCAATGGCGGCACGCCACCTACGGCACCAAGATCATGAAGGCCGTCGAGCTGCGGGAGGCCGGTGCGCCTATCGCAATCGTCGGCGAAGACCACTGGCAGCGCGCGTTGTTCGGATGATGGAAATGCTGATCGCGTAAGAAGTCGCCGGAGCAGAGCAGGGAGCAGTACCCCTTGATTCAACAGAACCTGGTCAAGCTGAACGTCGAGAACGTCTACCCGCAGAAAGCCGGGACGTTCCACGCGGGCGGTTTCTGTAAGTGTGACGATGGCCTCGACTATGCCTTCAAGCAGGTCGCTCCTGGTGCGGAGTTCGTGCCGGCTACCGAGTGGTTGTGCGGTCATCTTTCCAACACCTGCCGGATCCACACTCCACCGATGGAAATTTTGCACGGGCTGGATGGTCGGATGTGGTTCGGATCAAGGATCGAGGGCGGAACGCTGGATGCTGACCAATGCGTGATGGAACTGGCGTCCGGAGAAATGGACAAGCGCATTCTTAACCTGCGCGAGCGGCTTTCAGCCATCTACGCTTTCGATATGTTTGTGAACAACAGCGACAGGCATCTTAAAAACCTGCTGTTCAGGACAAGCCTGGAGGGCGTAGTGATGCTGGCTTTCGATTACAGCCTCGCCTGGTTGGCTCACGGGGCAGCGCTTGATCTGTATCTCACGCCTGAAAGCAAAACAAGGCAGGTGAGAACGTTTCTGGATACACTGTATGGCTTCGATCTTGCTTCAGCAGAGAAGGTGCTCAATGCGATTCAGGGCTTGCCAGCTGACTGGATCGACGGTCCGGTAGGCGCCATGCCGGGAGAGTGGCAGCACGGTGTTGATGTGGCGACAGCAGTGGCCTGGTGGAAGAGTGATGCACGGGCCATCCGCTGCGAGACGATCAAGGGGGCGCTTAAGTGATGAATATTATTAAATACAGCCTTATACAATTCACGCCCGACCGTAAGCGCAATGAGACCATTAATATTGGTCTGGTTGCGTTTATGCCTGACTCCATTGTCGTAAATCTATGCGAATCTATTAGAAAGATTCGCGCCGTAGATGGTGCAATTTCCGGAAACGATTTGAAGAATATCGAGTCCATGCTGCAAAAGATATTCAGTAAAAGCGTGCCGGAGAGCCAAGAAATAGAAAGTAGATTTGAATTTCTAAAATTAATATTGCCTGATTCTTATCAGTTAAGCACTTTGGGTTGTTTCAGTGCGGCAACTAGAGAAGAAGCGAACTTAAAAATCAGCCTATTGATGAATGAGTTGGTGATCCCGCCTCGCCCGGTCATCACCAGAGAGCGCGGCGCACGCATAATTACTAACCTACGCAGCATCTTCCGCCAGCACGACCTGTTCAGTGACTCTGTAGACGATATTTTCAACCACCGTATCGTCGAGAAGTTCCCGATCTCCGAGAAGTCCAGCTTGCGCGCTGACTTCGCATTAAAGAACGGTGTTTACCACATCACTGAAACAATCGATCTTGGTGCGCGTGATGCGTCGGTTAAGTTCAAAGAAGCCGGGCTCAAGTCGTTTGTTATGGCAAAGGCAAAGCTAGAGCTTGGCAAAGAAACAAAGTGCTATGCGGTTTACTCGGCTAGTGCGGCAGATGAAAAAGATAAATCCGAAGCTATTGATCTTCTGAGCGAGGGGTCGGACTTCATATTCAACCTGCGCAGCCAGAAGGACAAGGTGGATTACATTCAGCGCATGGAAGAAGCCGCAGGCATTCAAAGGCTGCACTAACAATTATCTCAAACCGTAAGGGCGCCCAAGTGGCGCCCTTTTTATGTCCGCGATTCCTGCAACCGCTTCAACTCTCGATCCACCGCCCGCTGGGCATTGGCCTTGCTCGCGTAGAGGTTCGTCAGGCGCTTGGGCTTGGTCTGATCGCCGGCGGTGAGTTTCTTCTGCTCGCCTGTTTTCTCGTCGCGGTACCAGGCAACCACGCCGGTGTAGTCGCCGTCGTGGTCGGCCAGCAGATCCACGTCATCGCCGTCGGGCAGCTTGGATTCCAGCTCCAGGCTGGTGGTGTAGCTGTCCGGCGTGAAGCTGTGGTGCAGGTTGCCGCCCAGCCAGACGATGGCCGCGATCTCGGCCTTGATGCCGAGCAGGCTGTAGGTCTGGTCGGGGGTCAACTCCGGGCGCCCCTTGGCCAGCGTGTAGCTGAGCGTGGCGGTACCGCGCTGCAGGCGGCCCCACTCGGCGCGGGCGGCGCGCAGGGCGCTGGCCTGGTCGGTGTAGCTGTGGCGCAGCTCCTTGAGGTTGTCGCCGCCGCCGGCGATGGCCTCCTTCTTCTCCGCGCTGTTGATCTCGTAGTAGTACGCCTTGACGCCGGTGTAGCTGTCGCGGTCGGCCTGCAGGAAGCGGTGCTGGTCGCCGTCGGCCCGGGTGAGGGTGACGTGGGGCAGGCTCAGGCCGCTGGCGGTGGTGCTCTTGCCGGCCGGCATGAACAGCAGGCGGCCGGCCTTCACCGTGCTGATGGCGTCGTGTTGCAGGCCCAGGCGGCTCAGCAGGTTGGCGTCGCTCTCGTTGGCCTGGTCCAGGTGCAGCAGCTCGATGGCCGCCAGGATGGGGCTGACCACGGGTGCCAGGCCATGGGCCGCGGCGATCGAGGCGATGACGGCGCCGAGGGTGGCACCGTCCCAGCTGCGTTCGCGCTTGACCTTGAGGCCGCCGCGCAGGTCCGCGCTGCGGGCGCGGATGCTGAGCACGTCCGGCGCGCCGCTGTGCTCGGTCTCGTCCACGGTGTAGCTGCCCTTGTCGACCAGGCCGGTATCGCTCCAGCCCAGCCAGAGGCGCACGGTGGCGCCCCGGGGCGGGATGGCCAGCAGCCCGTCGTGGTCGCTGAGGGTGATGTCGAGCTGGTCGGCCTCCATGCCGCGGTTGTCGGTCAGCTCGATGCTGACCAGGCGCTGCTCGATGTCGAGGGTGATGTCGCGGCCGTTGACCACCACGCGGCAGATCGGCTTGGGGTAGGACGTCGCCTCGCGGTAGTGGTTGGCCGCGTCACCGAGCAGCGCGCCGGCTTGGCTGAGCAGGCTCACAGCAGCCCCCGCAGGATGCCGCCGACGCTACCGGTGAGGCTGCCCAGCAGATCGACGCGGCCGTCGTCGATGCGGCCCAGCTTGAGGTTGAACTCGATGCGGCGGGCGGCGCCGTCACGGAAGAAGAGGGTGCGCGTCTCGCTGAGCGACTCGATTACCCACAGGCCGAAGATCCGGCCGTCGCCCTGCACCAGGGGCCAAGCCTTGCCGGTGTCGGCCATCATGCGCAGGGTGTCGAGGCTGAGCGGGCTGCCGACCAGGCCGGGCAGCAGCACGCCGGGCAAGGTGATGCTGTCCTCGCCGCGCCCAAGGTACTGGCGCGCCGGGTTGGTGCCGATGCGGCTGGTGGAGCCGTGGCGCCAGTCCGTCTGCCGTTGGAACTCCTGGTAGGCCAGGGTCTCCAGGCTGAACACGAACATGCCTAGGGCCATCATCATGGGGTGTTACTCCTGGTCGCCGAGGGCCGAGCGCACGCGGGCAGCCTTGCCGCGCTCGCGCTCGTCCAGTAGCTGGTTGAACATCTGGCGCAGGCCCGCGGTGTCGGTACCGGGCGCCGCGTGGATGGTGATCTGGTAGGTGTCGCCCTGGACCACCATAGGCGCGCTGCTCGCTGCGGCTGATAGCGCCGGGCGGTTGTCCATGGCCATTGCCGGGCCGCTCATGCCGAAGCTGACGGCCCCGGCTGCTGCCAGTTGCTTGGCCATGGCGGTGACCGCGCCCAGCGGGCCGCCCTGGCCGCCCACCAGCCCCTGCTCCAGGCCCTGCATGGTGAAGCCGCCCAGCTCGGCGAACACGCGCGACGGCGAGTGGATGCCGAGCTTCTCCTTGAACCAGCCGACGGTGCTGTCGCCGACGCCGCCGATCGCAGCCTTAACGGCGCCGAGCTTGTTCTTGATGCCGTTTACCAGGCCGTCCAGGAGCATGCCGCCGAAGTCGGAGAACTTGGCTGGCAACTCCACGCCGAAGTAGCTCATCAGGCCGGCGAAGGCGCGGTAGAACAGCCCCTGCGGTGAGAAGTTGAGGATCAGCGTGGCGATGCCGGTGAGGCCGCCGGCGAAGCCCTGCTTGATCTCCGCCCACAGGCCGAGGAAGAACGCCTTGACCGGCTCCCAGTTGCGATAGATCAGGTAGGCCGAGGCCGCGATGGCGGTCACCGCCAGGCCGATGGGGTTCATCATCAGCGCGCGACCGATGAACAGGATCGCCTTGCCCACCATTGGCAGCACGGCCTTGCCCAGGTTGAGCAGAACGGTACCCAGGCTCGCGCCCTTGATGCCGAACAGCGTCAGCGCGTAGCGCGCCATGGCGAACGGGCCGAGGAAGCTGGCCAGGCCCAGGGTGACGGCGCCGAACCCAGCGGCCAGCGCTGCCACGCCGGCCACGGTCTTGATGATCTGCCCGGCGAGTTCCGGGTTGGCCTTGACCCAGTCGGTCACGCGGCCGATCACGCTGTTGAAGCTCTCGAACAGCTCCACCAGCGTGGGGCGCAGGGTCTCGCCCAGGGTGGCCGAGAGGTTAAAGGCCCGGTTCTTGGCCATGTCCATGCGCGCCGATATCAACTCCGCGCGGATGTCCGCTTCGCGTTGCATGGAGCCTGAGCCGGCGGTGGAGTTGGCCATGTCCAGCTGACGGCGGTACTCGCCGATGTTCTGGGCCAGCTTGGCGGCGTCGTCGCCGAACTCCTTGCCGAACAGCTGCGTCGTGACGCCGAGCTGCTCGGCCTTGGGCAGCTTGTTGATGGCGTCCAGGACCTGCTGCAGCGTGCCCGTCGCGTTCTCGGCCATGCCGCTCTGCAGCGCCTCGGCTTCGAGCCCCAGCGCCTTGAGCCCGGCCTGGAAGCGCTTGGGCTGCTGTGTGGCGATCGCCAGCTCGCGGATCATCGCGTTGGTGGCGGTGCCGGCTACCTCGGCGGTGGCGCCCAGGGTGAGAAAGGTGGAGCCCAGGGCGGCGGCGTCCTTGTAGCTCATGCCCACCGAGGCGGTGACGCCGGCCGTGCGCTGCAGCACCTCGATGATGTCCGCGCCCTTCGACTTGGCGTTGTCGTCCAGGTAGTTGATGGCGTCGCCCAGCTGGCTGACGTTCTGGATCGGGATCTTGTACAGGTCGGCGATGCGCGCGAGGTTCTCGCCGATCTGGTCGGCCGGCAGCTCGAACGCGGTGGCGGCATTGGCGGCCACCTCGGCGAACGCCAGCAGGTTGTCCTTGCCGGACACGCCCATGCGCGCCGCGCCTTCCACCAGGGCGGCGATTTCGGTGGTGGCCATGGGGATGCGCTCGGCCATGGCCTTGATGGCGTCGGCCATCTCGAAGTAGGTGCTGGTTAGCTGCCCATTGCCGTCGCGGGCGCCTTCTACCTGCTTGGCCACGCCCGCCATGGCGTCCTCGAAGCCCATGTAGCTCTGCACGGTGCTGAGCACCGGAACGCCCATGGCGGCCCCTGCCGCGGCTGAGCCTGCACCGGCGCCGGCCATGCTGCCGGCGAGCTGCTGGGTCTTGTCGTACTGAGCCCGGGCCATCGCGAGCTGCTTGGTCTGCGCGGTCAGGCGCTGCATGCGCCGGCCCTGCTCGGTGATGGTCTGGTTGGTCTGCTCGATGCGTTGGCGCAGGTCGCGCTCGTGCTGGCTGAGGTTGCGCGTGCTGATGCCGGCGGCGCCGAGCTTGTTGCGCAGGCCCTGGAGCTGCACCTGTTGTTCCTGGTGCTGCCGCTTGAGGGCGGTGGCTTCGCGGATGGCGCCCTTGAGGTCGCGGGTCATCTGCCGGGTGGGCACGCCAGTGGCGGCCAGGTCCTTGCCGAGAGCCTTCACGCGCTCGCGGGCCGCCTGCAGGGCGGTTTCGGTCTGCTCGCTCGCGGCGCGCAGGGTACGCCAGCTGCTGACGTCGCGCTGCTGCGCTTGCAGCGTCTTGAGCTGGTCGCGGGAGTCCTTGAGGGCGCGGCCGAGGCCGACGCTCCCCTGGGTGATGGCGCGGATCGGCCGGGTGGCTCGGTCAATGGCCTGGAGGATCACCTCCATCTTCAAGTCATTGGCCATGCTTCAGCTCCCAGCGTGTTCTGGCCCGCTCGCGCCATTCGATCAGATCAGAAAGGGCCAGCGGGTCCATGTCCGCCGGCGCCCAGTGAAAGACCACGGCCAGGTCGGCCATGGCGTCTTCTACGCAACGAGGGCAGCTTCCTTCGCCGACTTCTGCAGCAAAAAACCGGACACCGCGACACCGCAGGCCATCAGGTCGGCCGGGTCCATGGCGCCGATCTCGTGATCGGTGAGGCTGGGGGTGCTGATGCGCGGCAGCACCTTGCGCAGGGCGAGGACGTCCATCTGCACCAGGTCGACCAGGGTGACGCCGCGCAGCTCGCCGCTCATGGGCTTGCGCAGGGTGACGGTGTCGTGGGTGGTCTCGCCGCGCTTGATGGGGGTGTCGAGCGTGATGACCGCTTCATTGGGGTTCTTGGCCTTTTCGGCGGTGGTCTCGGGGGTTTCCATGGGGTTGCTCCTTGGGTGCGTTGGGGCCGCCAGCAGGGGCGCTGCTGACGGGTTGCGGAAAGGGGGGCGCTGGCTGTGCACGGCTTAGATGCCGAGGGCCTTGCGGTGCTCTGCCAGGCGGTCGTCGCCGTCGACGATGTAGACGAAGTTGAGCAGGTCGATCTCGATGAGGACCTCACCGTCGACGCTGAGCTTGTAGTAGGTCAGGGCGGTGGTGATCTTGTGCTCGGTGTCTTCGCCGGGCTCGGCGTCGCCGAAGTCGATCTCTTCATGCCGGCCGCGGGTGACGATCTCCACGGCGCTGACTTCGCCGGTGTCGTCGCGCTGCACCGAGCCGGAGAAGCGCAGCTGCACGCCGTCGGCCTTGGTAGCGCCGAACTGGCGCACGGCGATCAGATCCCAGCCGCCGAGGGTCCACTCCAGCTGCAGGCCGTCGTCGCTGTGGCCCATGTCGACCTTTACCGGGCCGTCCATGCCGCCGCCCCGGTAGGCCTCCAGCTTGCGGCCGAGTACCGGCAGGGTGACGGCCTTGGCGATGCCGAGGTAGCTGTTGCCGTCGTTGAACAGGTTGAGGTGCTTGAGTTTCTTGGGCAGGGCCATGATCGGGCTCTCCTACGGCGCGGCCTGGGCCGCGCGGGTGAATGGGTGTCAGGCGTTGACGGCGGCGGCGAACTGGACCAGGTGGCGGTCGGTGATGCGCTGGCGCAGCAGCAGGTTCTCCAGCGGCGGTACCGGGGTGTAGTCGTAGTCCAGGTAGAGCTTGCCGGCCTTGAGGGTGTCCTTGTCGTTGGCGGCCTCGTCGTACCAGCACTCGCCACCCAGCAGGTAGCCGTTGCGGATCAGCTCGCGGAACTTGGCGTTGATGCCCTCGACGATGTCGCGCACCAGGGAGGGGTGCATGGGCTTGTCCACCGCCCAGAAGTGCGCCTCGGCCATGGTGTCCGCCAGTACCTGCGCCGAGCGGGTGTAGTTCTCGAAGGCGAACAGCGGGTCAGCCGAGCAGGTGCGTGAGCCCCAGAAGCGGAAGCCGTCACGGCGGATCAGCGTGGTGACGTCCGCGGCGTTCAGCAGGCCGGCGTCGGTGGCGGGGTTCTGCAGGTCGAAGTAGATGTCCTTGGACAGGCCCGACACGCCGTTGACCGGCACGTTGGAGAGGGTTTTGTGCCAACCGACCTGCTCGTCCAGCTTGGCGCGTAGGCCCAGGGCGCGAGCGATGGCGCTGGCCGGTGCGTTGGCGTTCGCGGTGGTGTCCCAGGAGACGAAGTCAGGCCAAATCAGCATGAGCTCACGGGCGCCGAAGCCATCACGGTAGGCGATGGCATCAGAGACGGTTTCGCAATCCCAGGCGTTCGCGTAGGCGAAGCCGCGCAACTTCTCGGCAATGGCGACCAGCTCAGTGGTGACGGCCAAGGAGTCCAGCCCTGGCACACCGAGAATACGTGGGCGCACGCCCAGCTGCGCTTCAGCGGCGAGCAGCGCCTTCATGCCCAGGTACTGGCCGGAGGCGCTTACCCCACCGATGAGATTGGTAGTGGTCTCCGCCTCGGTGGCGCCCTCTTCCACGCGCACCACGACGGTGACGGGCGACGCCTGGTCGGCGATGGCATCCAGGCTGCGGGCCAGGGTGCCCAGCTCGCCGGCGGAACCGGAGGCGGTGAGCACGTCGGTGAGCAGCACCGGCTTGTTGAGCGGGAACTTGACCGCATCAGCATCCGACGCGGTGCAGACCATGCCCACCACGGCGGTGGAAACGGTGCGAATGGGGCGCGTGCCCTCGTTGATTTCGAGGACGCGGACGCCGTGATGGTAATCGGTGGCCATGTGAGCTCCTGCAGGGCTGGTGCCAGATCAGTGAGCCTTGAGAGTGACGCGCGCGCGCAAGGGGCGCACGCGGCTGGCCGTGTAGCGCGGGTCGCGACAGCGCAGCACGACGAAAACCCCGCCGAGGCGAGGTTCGTTTTGAAACCGCCGGGGTTACCCGGCGTTGTTGCCGATACCGGCTACTGCTCCCTCGATTTCGGCAACCG